CAATAGGTTGCCAACTAATAACAATCTTTGATACAGCCTGATTATTGATAGGAAATATTCTTTCAACAGCATTTAAACCACTAGGAGGTTCAGTAAGTGAATTTAATTTAGATACAGTTCTTGCTGTTAATGCTTCGCCATCTTCAATAAACGCATACTTACCTTCAACATAAGACAAGGCAGTAATTGAATAATTAATACCATCTTGTTCTTCTACTGTTATTACTCTAAATAACTGAGATTGAGTAGTTACGTTAGATATAAGGAAGTTTGCATTTACATTAGGAGTCTGAGAAAAAGCGGAACTTACAGTGATAGTACCACCTGAGACAGATGAGATTGCCTTACTTTCAAACGATCCATCGGGTAAAATTACAGCTAATGTTGCATCTCCTACAGGATTACCACTGGCATCTACAGCTAAATCAGTAGCAGAGGTATCATCAACAGTAACAACAGTAGTAGAAGTAACAGCAGATAATCTTCCACCTCTTCTTATTCCTGCTCTTACAGGATCTTGGATTTCAATAATTGCACCTGGTCTTACAACTACACCAGAATCAATAGATGTGGCAAATGCAACAACTTCCGATTCATTTTGTTCTGCAAACAATATTGCTTTACCTAATCTTCTAGCCTGACCTCTTGAAGTACAGGCAAATGCTTTTACCTGTTTTACAACAGTGCCAATTTTAGATATTGCTGTTGCATCTTCAACAACTTCAAAGTCAACCTCCTGACTATCCATGTTGAAATATGAAACAGATATAACACTATGTCTTGTTTTTAAGCTGCTACCAGAATATGAAAAACCTTCTTCAGTTACATTTGACAAAGTAAATAAATAACTAGGATCTGTAGGTTTATCCTGTGTAATTGTTATTGTTCCAGCAGACCATATCGGCATACATCTCATCACACCAGCCAAATCATTTATTAATTCAAATGCTTCTTTTGGACTTTGTATATTTACATTGCAACTAAATCTAGCTTCCTGTCCTCCAGCACCATCATCAACAAGAGTATTAGCAAACTTACTGGCATTCACAAAACTAAAAAGATCAAGAGAACTATCTGTTATATGATCTCCAAATCCGTACCTTGAAGTCGTGAGAAGGTCTAGTAACACCATCGCAGGGCACGAAGTCCATACAGCAGCACCCATGACTCCATTAAAAATATAACCATCAGGATAAATAATACGGCCAGTTGTACTATCAACAGTAGGAGTACCAGAACTAGATGCACCTGCTCCTGGAATCCTTACCTTTATTCCTCTAATTCTAAATTTACGAGCAGGAATAGAACTAAACTGCATCGAATCTAGTCTTATTGAACTATATGCACTATTTAAATAAGTTGAAGCATCATCAATAATTTCTCCAAAACTTGTCCATTGAAAACTGTCTCTTAAATTAGTATCTGTGCTATCTGCTGTAACTCTGCTTACTCTTATATCAACAGGAAACGATCCAGTAATATTTACACGATAATCTTTTTGGTACGCATCTCCACTTCTACCTCTGATGGTGTCAGTAATAACATCAGTAAAACCACCAGAATTATATTGAACAGCAATCTTAAGTTGAACAGAAGAGCCTAATAAGTCTCCATTATCAGTAGCTTTTTGTAGCTGTGGAAATGTAATAGATACTTTTACAGCATCAACATTTGTATTTGTTATCTGACGAGTAACAGGAGTGCTTGCAGTGTTGATACACTACTTTCAATTCCAGGTATTTTTGTTTGATCTCCAGTACCAAAACGAGGAGTAAATTTTACATCTTGAAAATTAAAATCAACAGTTTGAGGATCTGTAGAATCTGCTGAAGCTCTTAATACTGGAGTGTCATTAAGAAAAACATCTTTCAATGCAGCATTATTATATGCAGTTGTACCTTTTGTCCTTCCTTCTTTTGATGCTGTTGCAAAACCCTCTATCTCTCCTTCTGAAACAAGATCAAGAAAAGTTGCAAACTGTCTACTATGAAGAGTATCAGGTTCTCTAGTTGGTTGCGGAGGTGCGGGAGGAGGACTACTGCCACCACCACCAGAACCTTTAATTGGATATTTTTCTTCAATCATGCTTGTACCTGCTCAGTATCTACAGAACCACTAATGACAACTGATCCTGTAAATATTTCTCCGTAAACTAAAGGAACGGGAGTTCCTGCTCTTCCTGTCTGCTGCGTTCCACCAAAACTAAATGATAATCTGGGATCTTCTTCTGATTCAAAACTAGGAACTTTTGGTAAAGGAAATAACATTTCGCTAACACCTTGTAAAACTAAAGCACCACCTAAACCTACAACTGCTTTCGTTATACCACTTGCAGCAGCAAAAGATCCTGGAGAAACAATAGGATTAAAAAATTGACTTGGAGCTAAAGGAGTAAATAAAAACGCACCAGCTATCAATGCTGCTCCTAATAATATTTTTCCAACACCTCTACCAGCACCAGTAATAACAGGAATAAAATGTATATCTTCTTGTCCAATAGGATAAGATAACTCTGATTCATCTACTGCATAATTACCAATTTTTACTTGATAATATTTAGGATTCATAAATTTATCTATTCCTTCAAAATTATTTACTAGAAAACTAATTGCACTAGCTAAAGTATCTGCTTTTACTTCAAATTCTTTATGTCCTACAAATTCTGCAAGTTCTCCATATAATTTTATTTTACGAAGCATAACGATACCTCTTTCCTGTACATTTTAACAACCACGGAGAATATGGTTCTCTACAAGATAGTCTATCGGTTAAATGATGTAATACCTCATCTCCAAGAAAAATAGCTACATGATTTAAAGTTGAATCTAAAATGCTCATTAACAAAACATCTCCAGTTTGTAATTTTTCATCTGGCCTAAGTTCTCTGAATCCAGTTCTCCAAGCATAGCTTTCAAATAAAGGATCTTTCATAAATTCTTCTGGAGTAATAGTTCTCTCATAATCTTTCAACTCTATACCTCTTTCTTGCTTGTAATAATCTCTTACCAGACTCCAACAATCTGTAATACCCCATACCCATTGCCGACCAAGTAAAGGAGCTTCATATCCCTGTGGTTCATAATATCCCCATTTTTTTGTTTTTGGATTAACAATATGCCACGGAAGCTTACTTTGTTCACAGGCAACCATATCTGCTTGACTTGCAATAGGCGGTGTTGTTGGATGACTATGAACAACAGCAGTAACCTCTCCAACATTTGTAGCTTTTACATAATCTTCTGGATCAAGAATAAAACATTGATGTGCTGTCATCGAAAGATTACGACAAGGATAATATCTTTCCTTACCTCGAACATTTAATAAAAGACCAACAGATTCCTTTGGATCTTCTGTTTCAGCATGATTAAGTGCAGCGTCTTTCCAATTCATGTTGCAATCGTACCAATAGAAGGAAACTCGGCTCTAGTACATTGTCTATTAGGAGCACGAATACCAGCAAGATCAAATACAGAAGCTAATTCAAATTGAACCACCTCTCTATTTTCTGCTGATTTTCTATCTATTTTATATATTTCCTGCGGAAACTCTGCTGTGTTATCTGGTGTGCCATAAGGATTTATATCTCCAGGAAAATTAACAGCATCTAAAAATCTTGCAAGAGTTCTTATACGAGTAACAGTTGCACCAGTGAGATCATTACCAGCAGTTGTTGTATTTACACTTAACAAAATAGCTGTGATAGTTCCTAGTGCATTACTGACAGTTAATGTTGGTCGAGGTAACTGTCCTTGCCTAAAAGCAAAACCTTCTGCTTTTATTGGAAATCTCTGATAACTATTACCAGCCCAAACGATCTCTCCATTATCCTTTAATGATGAACCATTATGAAATCTATAAATAGTAGTAGCACCATGCAAACTATTATCAAGTTGTAAGGTAAAAAGTTCAATTATTGCTGACGGATTTGTACTCTGAAGATTGCTAACAATAGCAGAACTGCTCATGGTTCAAACACCTCTCTGAATGTTGCTTGAATTGTTGCTCTATTGTTATATGGTATAGATTTTGACCAGTTTTCGCAAACA